GGGGGATGTTCATGCCAAGTCTCTGGACGGCACCTTATGGACTGACTATAAGACATGGATACTGTTGGCATTGAAAGCGGAGGCCAAGAAACCGGGGTCTAGAGCATTCTCTATGGCAACAGATGAAATGAGAAGGCTGTTATCTGAGGCCGAGTTCAACATAGCTCAGTATGTTACTAAGCAGAGGGGTTCTACGCAGGGGAAAGAGGACCAGCTGCTTGATGCGAGATTGTCTCAGATAGCTAGCACACCATTGCCAAATCCAGATTATTGGGAGATTATGGTATCAGCAGACCTTGAAGGGTTCTCACCCATGCAGGATCCCCAGTTTAAGCTCGATGCTTTTGAATCTTGGTCTGAAGTGTTTGATAATCCAGCGTTCAATGAGACTATAAAGATCTTCACAGAGACAACACTACACTTCGAAAAGTTCGATATATCGGATGAATTTCGGATGGTTGGTAACGATCTCGAGGGCTTCCATGGTCGGATGAATACTGCAGCACACCTTGACCTGATGGGATACGCTGTGTACAAGATGAAGGAGATTGGTCTGTTGACTGGCACGGCAAACATGGAGGCCTTAATCGACGATGGTGTTATGAGGTTGAAGGTTGCTAAGGGCAGTAAGGGTAAGAGGTACACACTGGAAGCTGCCACAGAGTGTATAGTTGAGGTGATCAGCACCATGTATGACTTCGCTGGACAGGCTATATCCTGGGACAAGACATTTGTTAGCCAACTCGTCTGTATGTACCTAAACAAGGTCTTCTATGATGGGATTGAAGTCACACCAGGTGCTAAGGCCTTCATGAGGATAGGTAAGAAGTTACAGGTTGCAGTCCCGACACTGAGCGATGAGCTTGAGGCACATGCATCAACTGCAAGAGGTGCTATCCAAAGTGGCTCAGATCACATCGTTACCAATTATGCTATGTTGGTGGAGGTCTATAAAACGTATAAGAGATGGGGGTTACAGCCAGTTGGTGGGAAGCAGTGTGACGCATTGGCCTTTGCATCGTACATCCCTGTTGGTCTAGGAGGGTTTAGTGTACCTAGCATGTACCAGTTCTCTACTGACGAGTCCTTTGGGTCATTGCAAAGCGGAATTGCTAACATGAAGCTAATCTGCCACTCATTTCCGGGATACAGGGATATGGCTAACAAGTATCTAAACGCAGGTGTGAGAGATCTTGGCCCTGAGGCAATCCTACAGAACCCAACGGCTATTAGGACCAAGAACAGGTGTTTGAACAGGCGAAGGTTCGCAAATATCGCTAAAGCTACTTTATTGAGGAAATCAACGAATACACTAATAATGGCAGTGAATCGTGGTGACTTTGATCATTTGGACGACGCGATAATCAGGACCATAGCAAGGACAACAAACCTGTCTGAGATTCAGAGGAGTTTGCTTCACAAAATGGCGATCAATTCATTTCTCGATGGTATAGTTACTAAGCTTCAAAACAGTTCAACTGCGGCAACTATCATTGGCAAGAGGAGGTCGTTGGCCATTCTGCTAGCAAACAAAAGTGAGGCGAGGCAGCTTTTGAATGAGACTGCTCGGGGGATGCTGGTTAAGAGGGACTATTAAGGTGGGGAGATTGTTGTTACAGATGAGGATGTGCTGACACATGCTAATGAGGTTTGTACTGTATATGTATTACTACTCTTTGTAGTAGACTACTATTCCCAAATGAGGGGTTTGATAGTATTACTGTATGTTCTGAATTGCGAGTGGACAAGTGTGGACTCGAATAATGGAGGTATTATTTGTATAGGGCTTTATTGTGTAGAAATTGTGTCCGTGGACTCAAACTTAGAATTGAATTTGAATTTAAATAAAATTCTGACCGATCTGAGGTAGGTATTG